GACGCGAAGTTCCGTCGAGCGCGAGTCGGTCGCGGATTGTCGCTACTCGGTCTTTACGCACTTGGTCGCCCACTACGGAAGCGAAGTCGAGCATATCGTCGTCGAAGTCCGGAAAGACTAGCGCGTCGAGTACTTTTAGCGCGTCTTCCGAGGGTATCTCGTTAAGATAGTCTTTCAGAGCTTGGGCGCTCGCGTTAAGCTGTAAGAGATTCTTATAAAAGTCGGTCATTTTTAGGTATCCTTTTCGTAAGCGGAGCGCGCGCCGAAGCCGACTCGCGCTCCTAGTATTCTTATCGGGTCAAACTACGACGGGCTGTATAAAAGCGTCGATAGTGCTGAGTATATCGTCTATACCGACTGCGCGGGCGGTAATAATCGTCCGACGATACGCGACCGCTTCGACGTGCTTTTCGACGTATTCTAAGAACGTTACGCCGGTCTCTTTCGCTCGCGTCTCGAAGTCGCGTCTCGTAAGCACGCACGAGAGAAGATAGCCGTATAGCGATCTTTTCAGACCGTAGAGACGGTCGCTCGTATCGAGACAGGTTAAGACGCGGAGGAAGAAGTCGTACGCTTTTTCGTCTTGGTCGAAGCGGAAGTCCGCTTCTAGGTCGATATCCGCGACGTACGCGTCGTCGGAGAAGTCGATATCGTAAAGCGTACGCGCTTCCGGCGCGGTCTCGTTAAGTATTCCTTCGTCGAAGTTCTCCGCGATAGCGTCGTAGATAGCGTGCAGTACCGCGTATTCTTTGTAGAAGCGTTCGGCCATAGTGAGTAGGTCCTTTTTATCAGGGCGCGCGCCAGAGCTCGCCAGCGCGCGCTGGGGCGGTGTTAGCGTGTGGGTACCGAGTACGTCTTAACGTAGAGCTCTTCTTTATTAGCGATCATCGCGTCGCGGAGCTCGTAGTACGCGTCGATCTGCGCGTCGCGCTTCTTATTAAGGTAGCCTTCGTCGATACCGTCGGCGGCGGAAAAGTACTCCGCGGAAGCTTCTTCGAAAGAGCGTATCTTGTCGAGAATAAGACGCGCGGCGATACCGAGCGTAGTAGGATATAAGACCGCGTCTTCTTTCGTGAGAGAGTCGAGAGCTTTATACGCTTTACATTCGACCCAGAGCTTACGGAGCTCTTCACATTCGCGTATAGCGTAGCTTCCGTACTCGCACTCTTCGTCGAAGCGGTTAGCGATAGCGTCGAGAAGCATAACGTACTCGTACGCGGCGTCGAAGAGCGTATCGGCGTATCTCATATTACGAGTACGTAGTTTGTAGATTTTTTGTAGCATAGCGGATAGTCCTTTCTGTATGGAGCGCGTCGCACGGTACGACGCGCTCGCGGTTATCGGGTTATTCTTCGTCGAGCGCGTCGACAAGCTCTTCGGCAGTCTCGAGCGCTTCGTAGAAAGCGTCGTAGAGTTCTTCGTACTTTTCGGTCCCGTCGTAGTCGTCTCCGTCTTCGTTGTCGTTTAGAGCTCTGATATCGTCGGCGATATTATACGCGGCGTATATCGCGTGTACCGCTTCGCGCGTCGCGTCCGATTCCGGGTAGCGCGCGGTCATAGCGTAGCGACCGTCGAGTCGGCACCTGTAGTAGTCCTTCATAGAATCGGGCTCGTTCGAAGAAAGTTCGCGGATACAGTCTTTTAAATATTTAATCATCGTTAAGGCTCCTTTATGAGTTCGGGGTATCGCGCGCCGGTGAAGTCCGGCGCGCTTCGTGTTTCGGATTAGAGGTAATCGAGCTCGACGACGTCGCTTCTAATAGCCTTGAGAGCGGCGATACTCTCGCGGACTTTCGTGCGAGCGTCGTTTACTTTTTCCGCGCTCGCTTCGTACTCTTCGCGGTAGTTCTGCGAGTCGTCTTCGTTAATCTTCAGATACCAGTACGCGCAATCGTTCGAGACGCTAGCGAGCGCGGAGAGCGCGTCGCCCGCTTGGTCGGCGAGCTCGGAAGTACGTTCGAAGCCTGCCGCGGCGTTACGGAGCGCGCAAAAAGTATCGTGTTTCGTCCAGTAGTCCAGGCAGTACTGCGCGTACGAAAGCGAGCGGTCGTAGACGTGGTCGAGTCCTTCGACGAGAGTATCGTACGCTTCGTGTACGGCGGCGGCGATAATCGACGCGATACGAGGGCGAGAGTCGATCTTAACGGTATCGTTCTTTACTTGGTAAGTCATTGTGTAAGCTCCTAAAAAACGGTATGAACTTGGCGATTTATTTACGACTCGCTTAACGAGTATGCTTATATCTTAACGTTCTTATCGTATTTTGCAATATGAAAAAATAAAAATATATTAAAAAATACGGCAAGAAAAGCGAGCGGGTCGTATATACGCGAGCGGGAGCGCGAAAAAATTTTTTAAAAAGTATCAGAAAAAGGACTCGACGACGTGATAACGCGACTGCTTTTCGGTGTTGCTCTCGCTTTCGTACTCGGCGTATCTGCTTTCTTTGTAGAGAGATAGAGCGCGAAGTATGCGGGAATATATCGTTATGATCGGCGTAGTACTGTTTTTTACTTGGCTCGTAGATACTTTCGCGGACTGACGTTACGACGGGGGCGTAGGTACTACTTCGAGCTCGGTTTTAAGACTGCGTACGATTCCATCGGGATTTTGTGTTTTGTTTGTTTGGGCGTTCCTTTTCGGGGGTTCGGGTGAAAGTCGAAGAAGTTTCGGTCGACGCGATTAAGCCGTACGCGCGCGTACTGCGCTTGTCTACGTACCGCCCGAACGATAGAAAGAACGCTCGCGGAGATAAAATAACGGACTAGGTAAAATGGCGAAACAACCGAAAAGACAAGCGGTTACCCGACGCGAGCTCGGAGAGCTTGGGCTTTCGGGGGTTGACAGTACGAAAAGCAAAGCGCCGGCGTATCGACGTAATAAGCGGAAAAAAGAGATAATCGAGATACTATCTAAGAATCTCGGAAACGTTACCGCCGCGTGCGAGAAGGTCGGTATCAGTCGAGCGACGTTCTACGACTGGCGACGCACGGACGCGGACTTCGACGAAGCGATAACGGAAATAAACGAGCGTACGCTCGACTTCGTCGAAGGACAGTTACTTAAAGGTATTAGCGCAGGTAACGCGAAGCTGATTATCTTTTATTTAGTAAATCGCGGAAAGTCGCGCGGATACTCTCGGAAGCCGGAAGAAGCGGAAGTCCGCGACGTAGACGCGGCGACGACGGCCGCGGAGCTGGCGCGAGCTCATTTAGAAGCGCTCGGTATCGCGCCGAAGGGACTACCGCTTGAAGAGTTAGCGCGACTTGTCGCGGCGAAAGTCGCGGAGGGCGACTAGTTGAGTAGTCGAAGCTACGAAGAAGTAAAAGCGCGCGCGAGAGAAGTAAGCGCGCTCCGCTCGTTAGTCGGGCGCGAGATATCGCCGCTTCCGGCAGTGGTCGACGCGAAGCGTCGTCGCGAGTGTACGCGGGATCTTCGAAAGTTCCTTTTAACCTATTTCCCGAAGAAGTTTAAAAAGCCTTTCGGAAAGAATCATCTACGCTTAATCGCGGAGATCGAGCGCGTAGTTATCCAGGGCGGAAAGCAAGCGGTCGCAATGCCTCGCGGAAGCGGTAAGACGACGATCTGCGCCGCGTCGGTCGTCTGGGCGCTCGTTTACGGTTGGCGTCGCTTCGTGGTCGTCGTCGCGGCGAATACTAAAGAGGCGCGGAAGTTACTTAAAGCGATATCGTCGCACTTTACGCAAAGTCCGACGCTCGGCGCGGACTTCCCGGAAGTCTGCTATCCGCTCGCGAAGCTTCGCGGAAGCGCGCTTCTCGCTCGCGGGCAGTTATTCTACGGAGAGCCGACCGACGTACTTATAACCGCCGATTCTCTCCGACTTCCGACTATTCGAGGCTCGAAAGCGTCGGGCGCGACGATAGCGGCGTACGGAGTCCGCGCGGCGATACGCGGTCTTACTACCGAGAATCCCGACGGTAGTACGGGCCGTCCCGACTTGCTCTTTCTCGACGACTTACAGACCGACGGAGTAGCGGTTAACCCCGCTCGCGTCGCGGCGTTAGAGACGACCGTATCGGGCACGCTCGAAGGACTCGTAGAGAACGGCGGGGAGCTCGCGCAGTTGCAGACGTGCACGGTACGCGCCCCCGACGACTACTCCGACCGTACGCTTAACCGCGAGCTCTACCCAAGGTGGAACGGTCTACGGTTTTCGTCGCTCGAACGGATGCCCGAGCGCTTAGACTTGTGGAGAGAGTACCGCTCGATATGGTTTGACGACGAAAAGCGCGCGTCCGAGTTCTACCGAGCCCATCTCGACGATATGCGGCGCGGAGCGGTCGTAAGCTGGCCGGAGGCGTATACCGGCGAAAAGTACGTCGATACGCTCGAGTACTATATGGTCAAGTGGTGCGATAACGAGCGCGCTTTCTTCGCGGAGCAACAAAACACGCCGCTCGAATCCGCTACCGGTTCCGTTAAACTTTCGGCGAAAGAGATACTTACGAAGCTTAACGGATACGAGCGCGGAGTACTTCCGCGAGATACCGTTAAGCTTACGGCAGCTGTCGACGTGCACGCGGATATACTTTACTTCGCGGTCGTCGCGTGGTCGAGCGCGTATACCGGTCGTATCGTTGATTATGGGACTTTCCCGGAGCAAGCGCGACGATACTTCGTTAAAAACGACGGCGGGCTCGATACGCTCGCGCGCGCTTTTCCGAGCCTCACGTCCGACGGGCGCGTCGCTCGCGGTCTCGGTGTCCTCTTCGAAGAGCTCGCGGACCGCGAGTATATCGTTGAGGGCGAAGAAGACCGACCGGAAGGCGCACGGCGTATCGACCGTATACTAGTCGATACCGGATGGAAGCCGGAAGTAGTCGAGAATACGATACGAATAACGGACCCAAGACTCATACTCCCGACGAAGGGCGTATCTATCCGCGCGGCGCGGTCTCCTATGCGTGCCTGGGCGAAGCGTCCCGGTCGTCTTTTCGGCTGGCACATTATCGACGAAAAGACCGAGCGAAGCGCGCTCCGTACGCTTTTAGTAGACGTTAACTACTGGAAGACGAAAGTACACGAAGCGTTAGCGTTAACGCCGGGGGAAGCGGGCTCGCTTTCGCTTTACGGCTCCGATCGAGACGCGCATAGAATGCTAGCGGAGCACCTCGCCGCCGAAGTCGCGCGACTAGTGGAGTACGCTTCTAACCGCGTCGTCGAGTGGAGCGCGAATATTAACCGCCCGGATAACCACTTATTCGACTGTGTAACGTATAACTTCGCGTGCGCGTCGACGTTAGGACTTTATACGAGCGACGACCCAAGGAGGCTTAAAGAGTGAACGATAGAGATAAAGAGAAGTTAGCGTCTATCCGAAAGCGTATTAAAGTAATACGCGACGCGCTCGAAGACCCTTCGCTTATTACGGAGCTTACTATCGACGGAGTCGCGGAAAAGGTCAACCGGTCGGAGCTTCGCGCGGAGCTTCGCGAGCTCGAAGCGGAAGAAGACGCGATAACCGGCAGCGGGCGCGCGAGAATCTACGGAGTATCTTTTAATGAGTAAGACTAAAAAAAAGAACATTATACGACGTACTTTCGACGCGCTCGGAGCGGGCGTTAAGTCCGCTCGGTCGACTTTCTTTTCGTACGAGGCGGTCGAGCCTAGCGCGACGCGTCGACCGGTCTATCTCTCGAATAAAAGCGAAGACGACGAGCTCCCAGCGAGTAAGAGACGCGCTCTTATATCGGAGTCGCGCGACGAGCTCCGTAACTTTACTATCGCGGGCTTCGCGCTTCGTAAGCACTTACAGTTCGTAAGTTATTACCGATTTTACGCCGATACGCCTAACCGGGAATTTAACCGAGCGTTAGAGCGTCGCGTCGAATTGTGGAAAGACCGTCGTAACTGCGACGCCGCGAAGCGGTCTAACTTCGACGAGCTTATAACGTTAATCGAAAGTCATAGAGCGGTAGACGGCGACGTCGGTATACTGCGACTGTCTAACGGGCGTATACAGATTATCGAAGCGGACCGTATTAAAAACCCGCCGGAAGTTGGCGAAGTAGTCAATAATACGGACTGGGTGCAGGGCGTAAAGCTTTCGCGGATTGGAGAAGCGAAAGAGTACTCGATATATAAACGCGGTCCGCTCGGTACCTTCGAGCACGAAAGGAACGTCCGCGCGGAGTACTTCGACTTACTCGCGTATCGCTCGCGACGCGACCAAGTGCGCGGAGTATCGCTTTTCGCGCCCGCGGTAAAAATGCTGGGTTACCTGTACGACAGCCTCGACTTCGCGCTTTCTAAGCTGAAGCTCGAGCAAATGATCGGGCTTGTAACGACAATCGAGGGCGGCGGGAATATCGCGAATACGGACGCGACGTCGGAGCCGGAAATAAAGTCGCTAGTGCGCGAGAAGTTCGGCCGCGAGCTACTGCACCTGTCGTTAAAGACGGGAGAAGACGCGCGCTTTCTCGATTCGAATAACCCGAGCGCGAATTTCCAAGCGTTCGTCGAGCTCGTTACGCGTCTAATTTTTAGCGCGTTCGACTTACCGTATAGCTTCTTCGACGGAAGCAAAACTAATTTTTACGGTAGTAAAGGCGAGTTTGAACAGTATTTAGATACAGTTGAGAAGAAACAAGCGCCCACTCGCGCTATGCTCGACTCGTGGGTTCTTGACTGGCTTTTACCTAATTGGCTTTCCGACCCTAACGACCCGCTATACTACTACTGGCCGGAGGGTTGGAGACTGCGCGATTTACGCGGCGACGTCGGGTGGCGCGGTAGCGGTCTTCCGCTCTGGCGCTTATTTGAATACGTCAAAGAGACGCAAGCGGCGATTAATGCCGGCTTGGTCGATCCTTTCGCGCTCGCTAACAGTTTCGGCGAAAGCTTCGAAAAGAACGTCGAGAGAATCGGCGAAGCGCGCGAGATCGGAGAGAAGTTCGGCGTATGGATTCCGTACGGTCGGGAGCAAGCGTTAAACACTGGGCTATAAGGAGTAGGAGACGTGGAAAAGTACGCTTTTAACGCGGTCGTATTTACCGCAGACGTTAAGCGGCACTCGGTCCCGGGCGGTATCGCTGATCTCGTTATCGACTTCGCTTCGCTCCGAGTTCCTAAAAATCCGGTAGTCGTCGACTATAACCACGATTCCGACGAGCCGATCGGAAGCGCGCTTATTAAGGTCGACGACGACGGTATCCGAGCGGTCGGGGAGCTTGTCTCGACTGTCGAAGGAGACCGAGCGTATAGCGTCGCGGAAAGCGCGAAGTCGATACCGTACGGTATCTCTCCGACGGTCGATCTTAACGTCGCGGAGCGCGTCGCGGTCGGAGCCGGGGAAGAGTACTTCGCTAACGGACGAAAGTATGTCGGACCGCTTACGGTCTTTCGAAACGCGGTCCTTAACGGTATCTCGGTCGTACTGTATCCGACCGACGCGGCGACTAGTTTAACCACTTTTGAGAAAGAAGGGCTAACCTTTATGGCGACAAAGGATAAGACGACCGCCGAAGCGGTCGAGAAGGTCGAAGAAGTCGAGAAGGTCGACGATACGACCGCAACGGGCGAAGCTGCCGTTACCGTTAAAAGTACTGAGTTACAAGAGTTTGTAGACGCTTTCGGCGCGGAGCTTGGCGTTAAGTACTACCAAGCCGGAAAGACTATCGACGAAGCGCGCGCGGACGCGTACTTCGAGATCGCGAAAGAGAATACGACTCTCAAAGAGCGTATCGCGGAGCTCGAAGCGAAGCTCGCGGAAAAGTCCGCGCCGGTCGACGTGCAGAAAGAAGAAGCGAAAGTCGAAGAAGTCGAGAAGGTCGAAGAGAAGACCGAGGAAAAGACCGACGATACGCGCTTCTCCGCGCTCTTGGAGACGTTCGAAACGAAGCTTACGAAGCTCTCGGAAGATCTCGAGCGTATATCGACTTTCCGCGCTCGCGGAGACGCGCTCGGACTTTCCGGAAGCGTTCCGGAAGCGGTCGAAGAAAAGAAAAGGAATTATCGCGACGCTTTCCGCGACGCGCTTAACTAGTAAAGGAGCTTAAACTATGCTTAACGGTTTTACTTCGTACGACGCGGCGCTCATTAAGACCGCGAAAGCGTCTACTACTGCGGCCGACGTGGTCGCTTCCGACGCGCTCGATCTTGGCGCTATCGACTCGATCGGGGTGCGGTCCGAGCCTTTCGAGCTCGAAGTCGCTATCCCTGCTTTTACGGCTACCGATCTTCCGAGCGACGCTACGCTCGCTATCGCGCTTCAGTCTTGCGCGGACGCGAGTTTCGCGGCGGGCGTTACGACTGCTTTTACGCAGACTATCGGAGACGGCGTCGCGTACGCGGGCGGTAAGGTCCGCTATCGCGTTACGCTTAAAGACGCGCAGTACTGGCGCGTCGCGGTTACGACCGCGGGCTCTCCGGCAGCTACTGCCGCGAAAGAGATTACGCTTTCTTACGTCTGCTAACCTTATAAGGAGTATACGATATGCCTACCACTACTACCACTTGGCACGACGTGCTCAAGTTCCAAGGCTTCGACGGCGGCAAAGAGATCGCGTCGGAAGTCCGGTTAAGCTGTCCCGAATTTACCGGGCGCGACTCGTTCGGTAACGGCTTCGATATCGCGCGCGGTCAAGCGACGACCGACCAAGATTACGTCGAAGGTCTTATCCGACTCGACAATACGCCCGCGGACCCGTTCCGTAACGTTAACGAAGGTCTGTCCGCTTCGAAAGGTATTTACGAGCGTACTTTGTTCAAGCTTTGCAACGCGGGCGGGTACGTCCAGTACGACCGAGCGTTAATCGACCGCGACAAGACGCGCGGAGCTCTGCTTATGCAGGCGGAGGCGGTCCGCGTGCTCGAAGACGCTATCCGCGCGCTCGGTACTCAATTCTTCTACGGCGGCAGCGCGGACGGTAACGCGAGCGCGAAAGGTTTTCAGGGTCTCGAAGCTTTTGTCGGAGCCGGTCAGACGATTAGCGCGGGCGGTACTGCCGGCGCCGGCGCTACGACCGAGCTTACTTCCGCGTACTTCGTTAAGTTCTCCGAGCTTAACGGCGTGTGCTGGCTCTTCGGGCGCGGGGGCGCGTTCTCGCTGTCCGATATCGAGCGCGCGGAAGTCGTCGACCCCGCCGATAGTACGAAGCTCATTCCGTACTATCGGCAGCTCTTGGAGTTCTACCCGGGCTTGGCTTTTAACTCGAAGTACGCCGCAGTCCGTATCGCGAATATCTCGACCGCTACCGCTTCGACGCCCGCTTCGATCTCGACGACTGCGCTTACGGATAAGCACTTACTCGTAGCGCTCGACGCTTTCAAGGGCGATAGACCCGACGCGATCTTTATGTCGCGTCAAGCGGGCGTGCTTCTCGGCGCGTCTCGGCAGCCGTCGATTACGATTAGCGGAAAGTCTATCGTCGCGGGCGGCTTCGACGTTCCGTCGGAAGCTTTCGGTATTCCGATCTGCTATACCGACTCGCTGATTAATAACGAGGCGGCGTGGTCTTAGTGTAATGTGTGCTCTAAGTAGAATTAACGCGCGCGTCGACGCGGCGATACGTCGCGCGTCGGCGCGGTATGCGTCCGCTCGGTACCTGTTTATCAGTCCGAGCGGCGCTAGCGTCGCTATCGACGCGGTTAAGCGCGACGCGGATACGGACGCGCTCGCGCCTGTATCCGGCGTATCGACTGCGCGTCGGTATGAGTTTATCGTTACGCGACGAAGCTTCGACGCTATCGCGAGTCTACTTTCGACTACCCCCGACGTATCGACCGCTTCTCTCTTCGAGCCGTTGCGGAAGTCGAAGATAAAGTCGGTCGATACTGGGGGTAAAGTTACGACGTACGGTATAGATATCGCGCGTCCACTGCAAGAAAATTCACCCGACGCGGGCTCCGTGCGTCTCTTTGTTTACGAAAGATAACGAGTTATGGCGAGCTTCGACGCTGTCTTTTCTAAGTTGCTCTCCGTCGCGGAGAAGCGCGCGCTCGCGGTCGGTAAAGAAGCTGTAAAGTATACCGCTTGGGATATCCGACAAGCGGCGCAAAGGTCTATTAAGAGCGGCGGTAAGAATAAGCGGTCTAAGAATTGGAGCTTTTCTAAGCCGGGCGAGCCGCCGAAGTCGCACCTAGGAACGCTTAAAAACGCTATCTCGTACGAAGCGGTTAACGATCTAACATATTTAATCGGACCGGAAAGACGCGGAGCGAGTACGACGTTAAAGACGCTCGAATACGGCGGGCGCGGTCAATTCCGCGAAGTTTCGTACTCCGCTAACTATGTTACGAAAAGACGAAAGCGGACTCGCGCTAAAAGCTACGAGTCCGCTTCTTTACGTTGCAGGGTGCACGGTACGCTACGTACGACTCGACCGCGAGCGACGCGTCCGTACTACGTCTACTCGAAAGAGATCGGGAAGGGCGTTACCGTGCGAGACTACCGTTACTTCTACTCGCGCGAAGAGTGGCTCGCGGCGACGAAGTCTTCCGCTTTTCAAGCGTGGGCGAAGTCGGTACGGAGCTCGACTACGACTAGCGTACGCGTCGACGCTCGACCGTTTATGCGACCGGCGCTCGCGTCGCAGACGACGCCCGCAAAGAACGAAGCGCGACTCCGACGCGCGGCGAAGAAGTTTAACGGCAGTAACTAAGCGAAGACCGCTCCGTTATTGCCGCGACGCGCGAGTACCGCGTATATCTGTCGTAAGTAGCTCGTCTGGGTCTTTTGCTCGACGAGCTCTTGCTTATTCCAGTCGACCGACGCGCTAGTCGTCGCTTGCCAGGCGGAGAAGGTCCCCCCGACGGCGCGTCCGACGTCGGAAGAAGTCTTATCGACAAGCTCGGCGATAGACGTATACTTGTCTTCCGCTTCTCCGAGTCGACGAAGCGCGCCCGCGATAGTCGAGTTATCGCCGGTCTTCTGCGCTTCCGCGAGATTCGATAACGCTTCCTGTAATTTTTCCTGCGCGCGTTCGAGACGTTCATACGGAGACGCGAATTTCTCGAAGCGCTGATCTAGTACGTCCGCGAGCTCCTTGTCGCCTTCGGCTTTACGCTTCGCTTCCTCTCGCGCTATCCGCTCTTGCTCTTGCCGCTGCCGCGCTTCTTCCGCTTCTTTCTGTCGTCGGTCTTCCGCTTGCGCTCTCGCTATCTGGGCGCGCGCGCTTTCATCGACCGCGAGCGCCTGATTTTGTATCGCGCGGGCGTTCGGGTTACTGTTAAGAAATTTATCTACCGCGTTCGCGTCGCTCCAGTCGACGTTACCCTCGGGGTCCGCGAGCTTACGAAGCTCTTCGATAAGTTGGTTACGCTTCTCGCGTATCGTGCGTATCTTACGGTCGAGCGCGCTTTCTTCTTTCTCCGTTCCTTCGTCGATAAAGTCGGCGATAACGGACGAAGCTTTCTCTAATGTCTCCGCGTCGGGTCCCTGTATCGCTTCGGCTGTAGTCGCTTCGGTCGCTTCGGCAGTAGTCGCGCGCGCGCTCGTAGTAAGCGCGTCTAGTTCCGCCTGCCAGCTCGCGATTTGTGCGCGAGTCTTTTCTTTCGACGCGTTAAGCCGTGCTTGGAATTTCGGATCGTCTTTTATCATCGCGAGCTTGAGCTCGTCTGTGGTATCGTAGTACTCGAAGCTCGTAAAGTAGTCTTTCCAGCTCTGCCCGTATTTTTTTCCGACTATCGTGTCTAAGGTGGAGACGCTGTTTTTGGCCATTTCGAGATCGAGCGCGCCCGAGTCTAGATTCGTCTGCGCTTCTTTGATCGCGGCGGCAAGCTCGCGCTTGCGATTTTCCCTCATCCGCTCGTTTAATTCCTCTTGCGCTGCCGTCGCTCCTTTTATTTTACCCGTTACCGCGTCAACAGAGATTCCGACGTCGCCGTACTTTTGTCGGAGTTCTTCCGCAAGTCGCGCGCCCTCGGCTATTTCTTCGTTCGATAACCGGTGCGAGCGCGATATCTTTTCGAGCGTCTGCAACCGTTCGAGCGCGGCGCGGTCCTGTCGTCGCTCTTCTTCGCCGCTCGCGAGCGCGTCCGCGGCGTCGGTCGAGAATTTCGGAGTCTTGGACGCGAGCGCGTTATACGTAGTTATCGCCGCGACCGCCGCTCCGATCGCGACCGCTAAAGCGGTCCACGGGTTAGCAATAGCCGCGACTTTTAGAGCGTTAAGAGCTTTCGAGACGGTAGCGAGCGCGCCCGCGAGCGCTGTATACGCGTGTGTCGCGACGACCGTACCGGCAGCGAGCGTACCGATAGCGAGCCCGACGCCCGTAAAGCTCGTCGCGAGCGTCGGATTCTCCTTAACGAAGTCGTTTACGAGCGCGAGCGCGCGCGAGAATTTATTAGCGACGTCGGTAAGCGCAGGCGTAAGAATCTTCGCGAAAGATAATCCGACTCCTTGTACCGCCGATTTAAGACGTACGGTAGCGTCTTCGAAAGACGCGCCCATCGTCGCGGTCTCTTGGTCTATCGAGACTCCGAGATCGCGCGCTTCTTTGCGCATTTTAGCGAGTCCGTCGGGACCCTGCGAGAATAGCGGAAGTAAGTTCGCGCCCGCGCTGCCGAAGATTTTTAACGCGGCGCCGGCACGCTCCGTCGGGTCGGCTATCGACGATATAGCGCGCGCTACTTCTTCGAATTGTCGCTCGGGCGAAAGCGACGCGATACGCTCGATATCTAGACCGAGTATCTCGAAGCCTTTACGCGCTCTCGCGCTTCCGTTCTGCGCCATAACGAGCGACGACGCGAGCGAGCGCATAGCGGACTCGACGTCGTTTATCGTCGCGCCCGAAAGCTTCGCGGCGTAAGAGTATTCCGAGAGCGCTTCCGCAGAAAGACCGGTCCGGAGCGCCATTTTATCGAATTCGTCTCCGATACCGCCGAGAAGGTTAGAAAGCGTACTCGCGAGACCGCGAAAAGCGTTATAGATATCGCCCGCAGTAATTACGAAGCGGTCGGAAAGCTTCTTCGCGGCGTTCGCGGTCTGTTCCGCTTCTCTCCGTACTTCGCGAAGCGACGCGGCGAAAGCGTCCGAGCCTTTTAGAGATAGCGTCGGATTAAGAGCGGAGCTCGACGCGGAGAAGGTCCGCGCGGACTCGCGTATCTTCTGGGACGCTTCGTTAAGACCGGAAAGTAGGCTTTTATTCTCTACGGAGACGCTTACGTACGCTTCTCCCGCGCTGATTCTGCTCATTAAATAGACTCCGATACAAAAAAAGCGAGCGGTTAAGCTCGCTTCTATTTTATTTTAGCGCGTCGACTTCCGAAAGGTCGACTAGTCGATAGTCTCTCGACTTATCGAGCGGGTTTCTAACGATTAACGGCTCTTTTCGATACGGGTTAGCGTTTATCGCGTAAAAGCTTATAAACGCGACTCGGTCCCAATCTTCGTATCGTCGCGCGTCTCCGAGCTCGACAAGCTCCGCGAAAGTTAACTCGGAGACTCCGTCGAAGTTCCCTCCGGCGTATCCGACGTATCGAAGGACCGCTCGCCAGAGCTCGTTACCACGCTCGCGACTACTTCGTCTATCCGCTTCGACGCTTCGCTCGCTATCGCTTCGTAAAGCGCTTCTCTCGCTTCTTTGTTCTTCGCGACGACTTCCGCCATCTTCGCCGAAGCCGTCGGATCGGGGAAAAAATCGAGATATTCCGCGGTAAACGCTTCGAGCGCGTCGTAAAGTACTTTTCCGCGAAGAAGCTTACCGAAAGCGTCGGGCGCGATACCTAGCTCGGAAGCTTGGTCCGCGCATACGAGCGCGATAAGGTCCGCTCCGAAAAAGGGATCGTTAAGCGAGAAAAGAAGCGTCGCGTAGTCGAGAAAGTCGACCGCGTCGAACGTTTCCGCGTCTGCCGCCATTTTTCGCCGTATCTCTCGCGCGGAGCGGATATTTAAGTCGATAACCCACTCGCGCCCGCTCGCGTCTTTGAATTTCTGCACGGTCAAGAGCTCCTTTTATTAGTTACCGTTACCGCCACCGCCCGAAGACTGCGACGCGCTGTCGAAGAAGTTCTCTCCGAGCGTGCCGCCCGAGATACGGAGCGTAAGCGTAGCTTCGTTAAGACCGTCGACCGCGTCGTTATCGGTCCACTGGGTAATAACGAAGTTCTTCGACCGCGAGAAGCCGCCCGGACTCGTAAAGGTACCTAAGAAGGTCGTACCGGCGTTAAAGTATCCGTAGAGCGCTTGGTAAGCGTCGTAGCTTTCGCTGTCTTCGGGGTCTGTGCCCGCTTGGATAGTAACTTGAAACGAGACCGCGCCCATACCGGGAATATAACGTACGTCGTTACTTGCGGCATTTTTAACTTCGATCTCGGTGTAGTTCTCAGTATACGTGATATCGCCGCGCGTCTTAACGGTCTTTTCGTCCGAGCCGCTGCCGATTTTAAAGACTGCCGCGAAGCCTCTTTTTAAGCTCATATTTAGGACTCCTTTATAAACGCGCTCGCGCGCGGGTTAGGTTTATTATCTTTCGCCAAAAAAGCGCGCTTCTTTACGCTATCGAGAAAGCGAGCTCGATACCGCCCGTTACGACCGGTACTCCGTCTTCGAGTTGACTTACGGAGAAGGTCGAGGGCGCGTCCGAGAAGGTTGAGACTCCGCGTAGAAAAGCGCGTCCGTCCGCGATAATCGGCTCTTTCATCAAGTCGCGGGAGATACGCTCAAAAAGCGCGACTTGTTCCTCCATTATCGACGCGATCGGCGCGTATTCGAAGCGCCCTTCCCAGAGAAAGCGTACTGTCTGTACGACTTCGGGCGACGCGACGTTAATACGATTTAGCGTAAGTGTTCCCGGTTCGAGAAAGTACTGAGGCTCCGTCGGAAGTTCCGCTATATCTCCGACGTAGTAGTAGCGTCTGGTCGCGGAGATTCCGTACTCCGTCGAGAGTTTAGTCTGAAGCTCGGTTAAGAGCTCGTGTATCGTGAGACGTGCCATAATTTAACCCTGTGCCGTACCGTCTAAATAGCTTACAAGAGAAACGTTAGTTAAGCCCGTCGAAGGATTATACGTATACTCGTTAGCGAAAAGATTTGTAACTGCATACGTACCGCGGAACTCTCCGTCTAACTGTACGCCGGTTATACCGCCCGTACCGATAGTATAGTCCGATAACGTGAGTATCTGATCGGACTTGTATATCGCGCTAACGACGGGCGCGCTTCCCGAAGTGTCTACGGCGAAGCTTGTTATAAGCTCTCCTATTTTAATCGACGCCGGGTTATCTAATACCGGCATAGAAAAGCGAAAAGGATTAGCCGATATAGTCGCGTAGTGCGTCTCGTGCCATTTCATACGCACGCCGTCGAGCGTAGCGGGCATATCGCGCCCGTATATATAGTTACGCGTTAGATTTAACTGTGCTAGGTTTGTACTCACTGGGGAGTAGTCTTGAAAAATCCATAAACGGCGGGAAGAGTTATACGTACCGACCGTCCCTACGTGTATAGCGTCTCCATTAGCGTATACGAAACGCCCGAAAGCACTAGCCGAGCGTATATTAAATAATCCGTGTAAGAAGCGTATTCCGATCTCGCCTCCGTGCTGAGTCCATCGTATACTCTCGAAGACCGCTCCGTACGCGCTACCGTATAATATACCGCCCGCCATTATTCCGGCTCCAGATAATCTATCGTATCCGTAGTCCAGACTAAACGACCGTTTTGTACAACGATCGCCGTTACAAATTCAACGCTTTTTTTAGTACCGGATACGTTCGCTTTCGCGCGGCGCGTTCTTTTAATCGATACGTCGAGCGGTTTATTAGCGCGCGCTACAAGCTTATTCCACGCGTCCGCCGTGATCGGCTCGCCGCGTCGCACGTAGTCGAGCTTTTCTTCGACTTGTCCGTTATTCTGTTGAGTAGCCACTAGTAGTTACCCCCGATACCGAGCGCGGAGAAGTTCGACGACGTAAAGACCGTCTCTAAGTACGACGCTTGGATACTTCCGTTATCGTCGACGAGGTGCCAGAGATATTCCCACCCGCTTTTAACAACCGGTACGCCCCCGATATTTACGGTAGTCGTCGGCATAGCGGAGAAGCTAAAGTTCATTTCCCAGTACGGGAACTTTTCGCCGTTACTCGCGGTCCCTGTTTTGAGAGTTCCGCTTGTGATTCCGTTAAAGAGTACCGTTCCGGGAGCGCACCCGTAGAAGCGATTAGCGTTAACCGTTCCGACAAGCGGAAGTATCTTATTAAGGAAGCTCGCGAAGCGGACTAAGAAGCCTGCGGGCGTACGAGCCGTTACTTCGAATTGAATAGCGGGGCACGGTACGTCGACGCCTTCGAACGCTTCGCCGTCCCAGCCGATCCCGCCGTTGAAGTTAACGACGCTTCCGTTAACCGGAAAAGCGCGAGTCGCGTACGACTGTACTACGTGCTTCGTACCGCCCGCTACCGTAAAGCTCGATATAAACGGATACCAGTTAACGCTATCGGAAGTCGAAGTCGACCCGCTCGGGTCGTCGACGCTCTCGTACGCTTCCGACGCGGCCGAAGCCGTCGCGCTCGGGAAAGTGTGCGTTACGGAGCCGTGCCAGAGTCGACCGAGCGAGTCTTCTTCTTCGACAAGTTCGACTCCGTCGTCTGCGATCGGGTTACCCCAAGAATCTACGGAGTGGTGCGCTAGGACGTACTGAAAGAAAGCGAGCGACGCGTCTTTGTAGTTGCCGGGGTCTCCGATAGCCTGTACGGTAAAGTTTATCGTCGAGCTTGTCGGCACGCCTCCGCGACCGCTAGTCGATACTTCGCGCGTCGCTGTAATTTCGTAAGTAGTAGCCACGTCGAAAGCTCCTAGTTAACCGAGACGTTATACGAAAGCGGTATCGGGTTAGCGTTCGAAAAGCTGATAGTAACGACGACGACGTACTCGCCCGCGTCTGGAAAGATCGGAGCGGTCCGCGAGTCGGGCTCGAAGATAAAGTTATATCCGGTCGAGTCGACAGTCCAGCGGTTATCGTCGGTAACGAGCGCGGAGAGAAGCGCGGTCGTCGGTACCGTTACGTCTTCGTGATCGGTAACGGGCGTCCGCGACTCGATACCCCACCCGCTCGAAAGCTTGTAGCACGTGTAAGTAATACCGCTTACCGACGTCGGGTCGATTATCGCGCCCGTCGCGGAGTCGGTAATACGCGCGAAAAGAAGCGGACTTTCACCACGATTATAATAGACAGACATAAGGATATACTCCGTAGTAGTTTCGTAAGCTCGCGCGGTCTCCGTTACCGTATAGTACGGTACGCTCGCTTCTACCGTGATCGTCGCGTCGTATACGCCCCAGGAATGGAAGTCGAGCGCGCCGGGCTGGGGAGTCGGAGCGGGCGTTACTGTCGCGGATAAGAAGTCGACTCCGTCGAATAAGCGGACGCTCGTACCGGCGGGGAGCGAGTACGAATAGCTCGTACCGGTCGTCTCCGCGATAGTTACCCACGCGCCCGCGTCCTGATATTCCAGTACGACCGGTTTAGTCGAGTCTGTCGCGGTCCAAGTAAGCGTAGTCGTCGTCGCGGAAAAAGTAAGCGCGTCCGCTCCGCTCGAAGTAATTACGACGTTCGAAAGCGTTACGCCCGTCGAGCTCGTACCGCTCGGTACTACGAGATATCCGCGTACCGTCGACGATACCGACGCGCCCGAAGCGAGCGACGCTTCTTTCGTTACCGTTACGATAACGTCCGAGCCCGCGAGCGTTAGCGCGCCCGTCGAAGCGAGCTCGCAGTAGTCGACCGTTACCGACGCGGAGACAGTCGCGGAGCCGGCAGCGCGCGCGACTAGCCACGATCCGTCGTACGCTCCGATACTTCCGCTTCTCGCGTGTCCGAGTATGTCCGTACCGGTTAAGCTGCCGCCGGAAAGGTACGCGGAGCCGGGCGCGAGCCGGTAGTCGTTAGCCGTTCTATCGACGAAACCAACCGTGTCAAAGTCAATTTGCCAGTCGTTTCTTCCATTAAATAGACAATCCGTGCGAGTATAGGCGCCCGGATTGGTGAATGGAACTTCGCCGTCGGTGTCAAACGTGCAGCCCTCAAGCGTGATTTCCGGGTCCGCCGCGCTCAGAAAAGTAAAAACCGACGCAGCCGCCGAGCTGTTTGTATGCGCATTGCCCCACGCCACGCAGTTTGTGAAGGTTAGCGTTGCGCCTGTCGCGGCAGCCACGCCGCGCAAAAAGCCGCTATATGCGCCAGTGTTATTGATGAAGCGGCAGTTAATAAAGCTGCCGGTAAAGCGCGCGCTGTTAATTTGAAACGGTGACTCGTTGCTTGTCGTGCGGTAGCCGTTGATGAAGTCGACGTACGAGAAAGCGAGCGTATGTCCGCTCGTAGTAACGCGGAAGAAGTATCCGCCCGACTGCCTGTCTAATACGATACGCTGAGTAGGACTTCCGACGATAGATACCGACGCGAGCGGAAGCCCGCTCGAAAGCGCGATAACGATTTCCGAGAGGCCGGAAAAGGCGGTCGGGTCGGGCGCGATAATATCGCCGTCGTTAGCGTTAGTCATCGCGTCTCGTAGCGTACCGTCTCCGCTGTCCGCGTTACTCGTAAAGTAGATCGTCGCCATTATTCGACCGTATCTTCCGTATTAACCGTAGCTTTCTCCGTCTTAACGACGCGCGCGTCGATAACGAGCGTAAGCGATTCGTCTTCCGCGAGCTCGATATCATTCGGGAGAAGAAGCGCGGTCGACGTACCGAGTACTTCCGTACCGTCGGTTATCTCAAGCGCGGCTTGAGCGGCGTTCCGCGCCGCTTCTTTCTGCGAAGCGGTAAGCGTTACCGACTCTCCGCGCTCGTTTTCTCGGTGCGCGAGTAGAATAATTACGATAGCTTGCCTCTCTCCGTCGATTCCCGTAACCTGCGCGGGATAAGTAGATACCGTTTCGCCCATATCTAAAAGCTTTCTATTTTAAAACGACTCGCGCCCGCCCGCGACCGTCGCGGCGCGCTCCTCACTCACTACGCACGCGAGCGCGAGCCGAAGTCGATTTACGCGTACTCTTCTACGCCCGCGTCGATAGCTCCGAGTACGTCGGTAAAGTAGATCGTAGTGTCTTCTTCCGGGTAAATGTAGTACGACGCGGCGCTTTCCGCTTCTCTCGCGAGCGTCCGTACGTACTCCGCGAGACGATTACGCGCGCGTCGCTCTCCTTCTTTCGCTACTTCGTCGAAGTCTCGGTACCACGTTCCGACGTCGACTTCTTCCGGTCGAGTCGCTCTCCGTTCTTCTGTCCAGTCGTAGTACGTGCCGACTCCTAGTCCGAGTCGATATCCGACGATAAAAGCGCGCTTCTTCGATGCAAGTTTCATACCGCCGGAGCCTCCTTAACAGATCCCGCGCCCGCCGAAGTCGTCTCGCGCTTATACTGCTCTAAGGCTCTCGCCGCGATAGCGTTATCGCGCTCTTCGCGCTTTTTCTTCGTCCACTTAACCGCAAAGAGTACGACTTTCGCCGCGACTTGTATAAGGACCAAAAAGACGATAAGAAAGACGCAAAAATCGGTAAGAGCTCCGCGCGTCGACCGAGTAACAGACGCGACAGCGCCCGCGGCGACTTTCTTACTAAGCGCGTCGACCGATTCCGCGATTTTCCCGCGCTCCGTCCGAGCTCGCGCGAGCTCTTCTACGATACCGCTTACATCGATACCCTTAATACTAGCGAGCTCTCTTTCGATCTTCGCTTCGAGTCGCGCTTGTCCTTCTTCCAAGGTAGCGAGCGAGTTAAGCACGCTCGATACCTGCCCGAGCGGCGTTACGACGTCGCTTTCGGAGCTCTCGCGGACCGGCGGCTCGATTCTCTTTTCCGGGCGCGAGTTATCGAGCTCAATAGACGCGGCGTCGGAGGGGTAGACGAGCTTTACGTCTTGCCCGAAAGCGGCTCCGGCCGCAAGAGCGACCGCGAGCCCGAGCGCAAAAATAGATCGTAACATAGTGGATACTCCTTATCTGATAGCGCGAAGCGTCGCGCGGTCCTGTCCTTTTTCGATATACTCTTTCCAAGCGGTTTGAAGCTCGGAAAGCGACTTATAGCCGTAGAAGCGTCGGAGCTCCGCGTCGATATTATTCGATTTAACAAGAGCTCTCATAAACTCCGTAAACCACTGGGAGCCGCCGCGACCGATTAAAAAGTCGACGACCGAGAAGCCCTGATGATAGATTAAGAGCCCGGAGTCGTACCGGTTTCGACCGTAAAGCTTGTCGAGCTCCCAGAAATCGCCGTTACTGTAACGTCGGTATACGGTCTGTCGGAGACTTTCGCGTCGTCGGTACTCGCTATTCTGCGCTATTCCTTCGTTAAGGAATAAGTCGAAGTTAGAGTTAAGTAGGTAGAAGTAGAAAGCGTGCGTTAACTCGTGGTCGAGAGTTCCTCCGACCGAGTCGGCGAAGTTTTCGTAGACGACGACTTCTTTTACGACGTTACCCGAGTAAAGCGTATATCCCGCGACTCCGTTTCCGGTATACCGCTTGTAGTAAATCGGAAACGGCGCCCAGGCGCGCGGAGTACCGTACCGTTCTACGAGACGGTCGAGTATCTTGTCGACTTCGTCCGCTATCTCGACGCTCGGAGCGGAGAAGCGCGCGCGGGCGACCGAAAGGGCGTAGACTTCTTCTTCCGCTTCTTTCGTCGCTTCTTTCTCTTCTTCTTTCGGTTCGGTCTTTTCGGGCTCGACTTTCGGCGGTTCCTCTTTCGGGGGCTCGACTTTCGGAGCGTCGGGAAGGTGATTCCGCCCGCACTTCGGGCAGATACGACCGTACGCGGCAGCCGTCGAGAATAGCGCGAAAGTAAGAGCGTATACGAGTAGTCGTCTCATAATTTACGCCTCCGACTATACTTCGCCAGAGCGCGAGAAAAGTTTAACTTCGAAGTTCGATTAGACGATTAATGTATACGGTTTGTATACACTTTTGCGAAAAAAGAAGCAAAAAGAGAGAAAAAAGCGGATTGTAGAATCGCGCTCGACTCGGTAAAATACGACTCGGGCGCGATTCATAACGCGCGCGTCGGTGGCTTCATAAGCCGTAGGTCGTAGGTTCAAGTCCAACTTCAGCCACTCGCGCGTACTCCGCTATTTCCCGAGCGGGGAGCGCGTGTTAAAGGGTTTCTTTCTACCCGCTATCTTTCGGAAAAGTGTATACCGTATACACTTTTTCGGAGGGTAGTTTCTAATGAATAACTCAAAAATTCCCGCGCTTCGTCGCTGGCGTACGCGCGACGTCGCTTACGTCAATTATCGCGGACGGAAGTACTATTTCGGTAAGTGGGGCGAAGCGTCTACGCGCGAGCGGTATTTCGCTTTCGTGCAAAGACTCACGAGCGGCGACGCGCCGATCGAGATATCCGACGACCCGACCGTCGCGGAGCTCGTACTCGCTTTCTTCGAAGCTCGGAAGTCGTATTACGTTAAAAACGGCGTGCAGACTCGGCAGCTACAGCGCTTCCGCGCCGCGTCCGAGTACTTCTTGAAGCTGTATCCCGATCTCCCGGTAAAAGCTCTCGGTCCTAAAAAGCTACTCGAAGTACGCTCCGTTATGGAAAAGTCCGAGCGATTCTCCCGTACGTATATAAATACGCTCGTATCGTGTTTTCGGCATATTATCAAGTACGGAGTCGAGATCGAGATAGTACCCGCGGAAGTACTTACTTCGCTACAAGCGGTCGCGCCGTTGAAGCGCGGAAGATCGAGCGCGCGAGAAGTCGACCGCGTTAAGCCGGTATCCGCTTCCGACGTCGAAGCGACGTTACGCGAGCTTTCTTCCGTCGTCGCGGATATGGTCCGCGTACAAAGATTAACCGGTATGCGACCGGGCGAAGTCTGCGCTATGCGGGCGGGCGATCTTGTCGAAAGCGGAGACGTACTCGTATACGTGCTTCGCTCGGATAAGACAGACTATAAGCGCGAGCTCGGAACAAAGAAGCGTATTCCGCTCGGACCGAAAGCGCGGTCGATCGTGTTACGGTACGCGGTCGGAGCGAGTGAAGACGATTATCTATTTACGCCCGCCGAAGCTCTCTTAGAACGTCGCGCGAAAGAGCGCGAGAAGCGGAAGTCTCCGATAACTAAACAGACTCGCGAAAGAGACTCGCGACGAAGCTCGCGCCGCGTCGCGCCCTGCTACAACAATAATTCGTATCGCCGCGCGATTCAAAGAGCGGCAGCGCGCGCGGGCGTTCCGGCGTGGTCTCCTAATCAGTTACGCCACTTATACGCGACCGAGATACGCGAGAAGTACGGGCTCGAAGCGGCGCAAGCGTGCTTAGGGCACGCGCGCGCGGACGTTACCCAGATTTACGCGGAGCGCGACTATAAGAAAGCGGAAGAAGTAGCGCGGAGAGAAGGTTAGACGGTTACTTGACTAGTAGAGCGTTATATAGAGCGTCTGCGAGCGGAAAGTCATATCGTATAATAGTTTTGAGTTGTCAAGTTTTACTTGACTACTGAAAGAAGAGCGGCATAGACGCGAGCTCTTCCGACGTCGGGTCTTCTTTCGACGTGTCGACGAGCTCGCTACTCTCGCAGTACGCGAGACGCTTACAGACTATCGTAAAGTGGTTAAACACCTGAGACAGTCGACCGGGCGTGATACCGTGTCGAGCGGCGATAGTTTCTTTTTTCTCCGTGCCCGCGAGTACTTCGCGTATCGCGGTCTTATACGCGACGATCTCCGCGTCGGGCTGTCGGAGCGCGCGCTCGATAATCGCGAGCTTTTCCGCTCGGTCTTTCTCTTGGTCCGCTTCCGACGTCGCTTCGCTCTTTACGTCGAAGTCTTCTCGACTCACGAAGACTAGCGGAGACTTCGTACGGAGCTTCTTTTCGTTCTGGTAGTTCCTTATTAGCTGTCCGACAGTCCGCTTTCTTAACTGCGCTTTCGTCTTCGAGCTCCACTTGTCGCGGTGCTGCCACAAAAAAAGCGCGCTCTCTTGGGACGCGTCGTCTAATTGAGCCCAACAATTAAAACGACGGCAATAAGAAGAAGCGCAGCTTTTCGCGAAGCTTTCGAGCTCGTTTTCGGTCAGTCGGTCGGATTCTACCACTAAGAGCCCCCCGAGTCGAAAAAGTCGTCTTGTAAAAGTGTCATTTTTGCCCTATTTTGAAGCCGTAGGGGTGATTATCAGAGCAAAATTAGCCCGTTTTAAACTATCTCGTTATACTGTAATAACTTATAGCGCGTTTTTCGGTTTTTCGCCAGCTCGCGCTATAAAAACTTACTTTTCCGCTCCGAGACGCGGACAATAGTACGCCCGCGTCGGTTTATTTTTCCAAATTGACAAGAGACGGAAGCGACGAGCGAGTCGTCTTTCCAGAATCCCGCCTTCGTGAGAGAGTCGAGTACCGCTTTTATCTTGTTGTCGACGTCGCCCGATCGGCGCGTCGGTTCGATAAGAATGTCGACCGCGTAGTATCGCCACGCTCGCGGAGCTCGCTTCCCTCTCACGAAAAGCTTAACGAGCGCGTAGAAGTCGCGAGCTTCTTTCGAGAGTCGCGCTTTTCCGCGCTCGATACGCCAAAGCGTATTAACGCTCGGCGGGACGAGCGGAAAGTCGAAGATAATGTCTCGCACTACTCCGCGTCTCCTTCTTCGACCGCTACGAGTCTTTCGTCTTCTTCTTCGTCGGTCTCTTCTTCCGGGTGTTCCTTCTCCCAGAGCTCATACTGCAGAGCGGTAAGCGCGATAGAAAGCGCGTACTCTTCTTTTCCGGTAAGCTTCCTTTCGACGTAGAAAGAGAAGAGCTCTAATAGTTTAAGGTACGCGCCCGACGATATTAACGCTAGCGCGCGCTGTGCTTCCGCTTCTTTCTTTGTTTCTGGGTATTTGTACTCGCAGACCGCGCCCGAATAAGCGGTTAGATACGCGCTCGTATAATACGCGACTTGGTCGTCGTCTGTAAAGTACTTTCTGTATTTCGCGTGGTATTTACGCACGGCTTCGGCAAAGAGTAAGAAAGCCTTTTTACATTCCGCGCTATCTTCTTTCTCCGCGATACGCTCGTAGTAGCTGATTAGCTCTTTTAGCGTGATGTTATAGTCTTTTACTTCGAAGTGTGCTCGCATATCTTGTACTCCTTAAAAAATAAGCTTGCTTAAAAGCGACCCGACAAGAAAGCCGACCGCCGCGTAGATAGCGCCGCGTATCATCGCGCGCGCTTCGATCTTTCGGAAAGCTTCTACGATCTGCGCGTCTATCGCGACGTACGGTTCGTCGTCGCTATTATCTAAGACGTAGTACTCTCTATCTCTTTCGTCGCTCATTTTTTCGCCCCCTGTTTTCTACTCTCGATTATCGCCTTATAGTATCGCTTCGACGCTCGGTCTACTTCTTTACGCACTTTCGCGAAGCTCTTTTCGGTAGCGGACTTCGGGTCGTAACATTTCTCGCCGCGGTCCGCGCGGGCGTGTATGTGTTTCGTATAGTCTATCTGTGCGAGATAGAAACGATAAAAAGCTTCTTCGAAGTCTTGTCGCGCTTGCTCCAGATCTAATTTAGTCGGCATTACTGCTACTCTCCTTCTTCTTTTTCGCTCGCGCTTCGAAGTCTGCTTTTAATCCAGCTTCATAATATAAGCGGGCGAGCTCCGCGTCTGTTTTTGCGCTGTCGCGCGCGGAAAGAGCGCGCGCTTTTTCTTTCTGCGCCTTATCGTACGCTTCGAGCGCGGCGACGACGCGCGCGTCCGCTTCCAGATACTTAGTAAAAGCGCGCTCGTACTCTTTTAACGCTTCTTCGAGACTATACTTCTTTTCCACGTCGCGAGCTCCTTACTTTTACCGCTTTTACGTCCTGTCCGTCTTTCCTGTCGTCTGCGTAGCAACGAAAAGACGTGCACTTAAAGACGCTATCTTTCCTTTCCTTCGAGCCTCTTTCGAATTTGCTCCAGTCAAAGACGCACCCGCAACAGTTAATATTATCCTCTCGCGGCGTTACTTCGTACTGTTGCTTCTTTCCGGCGAAGACGAAAAGAGCGCCGACCGGAAGATCGGGTATCGGGTAGACCGTTACGACTTTCTTTTCTTTCGTCATATCCCGAGCCCCTCCGCGCGCGCGTCGATAGCGTGCATAACGCGCGCTAGGTCGTCTTGCGAAAGCTCCCCGACGTGCGCGAAGCTACGCGCGCGCTCTAAGAGCGAAGTTAAGTCGTCTTTCGACTTCGCCGAAGCGACGTCGGAAAGAAGCGTCGCGGTTATCTCCGGTAGCGCGTCTTTTTTCGAGAGTTCCGCTTGCTTCTTTCTGTATGCTGCCGCGACTTGGTCGCGCTCCGCTTCCGGTAGTTTAGCTTTCGCGACTTCGCTTCCGTGCTTTTCGAGCTCGGAGAGAGACGAAGAGCGGACGATATCCGCGATAAAAGCGTCGACTCGCGCTTCCGCTTCGTGCGTGTCCGCGCCGAAGTCGTCGACTATGGAGCTCTCGACCGTGCGATAGTCCGCGCTCGGCGTTTCGTCGACTCCGTCCGCTACGTCTTCCGCGAAGTCGAGTCCTAGCGTAAGTTCCGGGCACGTACGCTTTATAAGAATACTCGCCGCTCTATACGAAGTCATAAGCTCCGGCATAGTACGCCACTTCGAGCCGTTCTTCGTGGTCCAGCCGTTAAGCTCGGCGAAGCGTATATCGACTTTCGGAGAGCGATATTCTTTTCCGGTCTTCTTCTCGGTAAGTATCGCTATCGAGTAGTAGTTAGGTACTTTCTCTTCGTACGGTACGCTCTTTTTCTGCTTATCGTCCCAGCGAGAGTAGGTTACGACCGTCTCTCCGTCGATTCCGCTTTCGTATTCGAGTCTGTTAAACTTGCCCGAGCGGTTAACGAGCGTGATTAAAAACTGAGTCGAGAAAGAAGGCTTAGAGTCGATTACGTATAAGTGGGGAAGAAGCGTTAGCGGCGATACTTCGAGACGACGCGCGAGATCGAGCGCGACTAGGCACGATTCCGGGGAGCCCTGAAAAGACTTCGGCACGAGCGCGGACCGCGAAAGGACTTCCGCCATACGAAGCGAAGTCTCGAATATCTCGATAGAGTCGAAGACGCTTACCGACGTAGGAGTCGGATAGCCTGTCGTACCGTGCGACGCGATCGGCGCGACCGCGTCCGTATGCGGGGAGTAAGTAGCGGGTAGTGTGCTCATAGCGTAGAATCCTTTTCCTAATTAGCGTTAGCGCGAGTACGTCGCGCGTAGTATTCCGCTCGGAGCGCGTCGGAGCGGTCGAGTAGTTTTTCGCAGTCGGTCTCGGCAGATAAGCGTATCTCGTTTTCCGGCGCGGGCTCCCGACGATTCGACGTCGGAGTCCAAGTATAGCCCGCTTCGTCGTACCAGTTCTTAACGGAAAGCGCGAAAGACCGCCAGAGAGTAGTTACGCCGCGAAAGCCGTTCGTCGTCGCGAGTAGTCGCTTATCGTCTTTCGCCCGATTAACCGCCGCTCGAAGCTCTTCGACCGTCGCGAGCTTCTTAACGACCGCGACGACTGCACGGTCGATTAGTTCCGAGTGGATACCGGGCTCGTATATCTCGCGAGCGAGCTTCGTACGGAGCTTCTTTACTTTCGGCGCGTCGAAGTCGACGCTAGCGACCGTCTCGGCAATAGAAGCGCGCTCGGATTCGATTTCGCGGTCCGCGCTTCGCTCTTGCGAGTCCTTTTCCGAAAGCTTTTCTTTTAAAAGTTTATTTATTTGTTTATTTACTAGAGTATTAATATATTCTTTAGTGTAGTCGTCGGTCGGCGCGTCTTCGTTACCGTTTTCGTTTTCGTTTTCATAATGGGAACGAGACCGCGGGCGTCTCGGAGCGCGCTTCGCGCCCATACCGAAAGCGTAGACTCGGAGCTCGAAGCGAGCTCGCCCGAAGCCGTCGCGAGCTACCAGCCCGAGCGATTCGAGATACGCGACGTTATTACGCACTACCGCCGAAGTAAAAGCGGACGATCGACTCGTAGTGAGTCCGTAGTCGTTAAGACGACGCGCTAGGTCGTCGAAAGTAACGTCGACTATAGATCCCGCGCTCCCTTCGAGCGCGACGTCGAAAAGATAGTCGTAAAGTACGACCGCGTCGAGTTTCTTAACGGTCGTGAGAAGTTGTAGAGTAGCCATACTTACTTAAAGCCGAAGTTAGCCCGCAGACTGCCGAGCGCGTCGGAAGCGCGCGAAGCGTTCGAACGTCTCGCGACGATCATACGCGGAGCGGACGCTTTCTTCGTGAGAAGCGCGAGCGCGGCGAAAAAGACGTCTACTTTCTCCGCGTCGACGAAGTATTCTCCGTCGAGCTCGAAGCCGGAAAGGTATACGCCTCGGAAGCCGTCGCGTATCCATTCGCGGACGCGCTTTCGCGTCGGTCTTGCGCTTTCGGGGAAGAAAGCGCGTCGGAAGTCGTCTACGGTAAGTAGTCGCGTCGTCGAGTTTCCCGTCTCTATACGCGCGTCTTCCGGTCTCGCTTCTTCTTCTCTCGGTAGTCTGCGGGGCATTGTTAAGGGGTCTTTCTATCGCGCTATCTTTCGGAAAAGTCCGACCGCGAGCGCGTCGTCGCGGAAAGAACGCCGAGCCGGTTAAGACTCGACGCCCTGTCGGGTCGTCACCCCAAGTTAAGCGACAGCGAAGTACCGTCGCTCTACGATCGGCGCGCCGTCGGTCCGACGCGCTACTATCTCTTCTTTGTAGTCGACGCGCTCCGCGTCTATTAACGCTTCGAGCGAAAGCTTTACGGAGTCTCGGTCGAGTCCGGTAGCTTTCGCGACGCCTGAAAGCGAAAGTAACGGATAGCTTAAGAGAGCGGAAAAGACTTTCTCGCGATTCTGCGCGACTTCGCTTCCGAGCGGATAAAAGACGCGTCGGAGCCGGATACGATAGTCGCTCGTAGCTTTCCGGTAAGTCGATACGCACGTTATTTTTTCTTGTTCTACGAGAAGCTTAACCGCCGCTCGTACGTACCTTGCGGGCTTCTGCAGAATATCGGCTATGTTATCGGTCGTAAGCCCTTCCGCTCCGTACTTCTCGAGTAGGTCAAGAATCGGAGAAAGATACGTCGCGTACGTCTGCGGAGGCTCGTTCTTCTTTCGTTCGCGGTCGCGCTCTCTCCGCGCTCGTTCGAGCTCTTTACGCCGTTCGTTCGAGCTCGTTAGGTTCGCTTTCGCGACTTCGCTTCCGCGCTCGTTATTGTAGTAAAAGTACGTCGCGTAGCGCTCTCCTTCGCGCGTCTCTCCCTGCGCTATGATTACTCCAAGCGATACCAGCTTCGCCGCAGTCTCACGTATGCTCGCGTACGTAATACCGAGCTTGTCGGCAAGCTCTTTCGAGCTCGCGCCGGTATCGACGTAGTCGGTCGTAAGCGCGTCGACGATTAGACGCGCGGTCGATATCCGGTCTAGCTTAGTAACCGTCATAGAAAGTATTCTCCGTGTAGTTAAGCGTCGCGGCGAGCTTTTCTTCGTGCAGTAGCTCGTATCGCGCGCGGACGTTACCAAATAGCTGAGGCGCGAGCGAGCGACGCGATATCGGTATCGGGTCGTAAAGGTCGAGCGCGTCGTCGGGAGTCTTGGAGAAGTCGAAAGAGTAAAGAGAAGGAAGCCTCTTTTCTACGAGTTCTCCGTTCTCTCCGTAAACGCAGTAAGTGTTACCGTCGCGCGCTGCGTATACTACCTTCTTAACGGCTCCCACGAGCTCGTAAAAAGCGAGAGCTCCGAAAGCGTGATTAGCCGATACGCCCCAGACGTACGCGACTTCGTAAACGCTGAAGACTCGGTCTCCAAAGTAAGCGCGAGCGTCGGTCATCCGCTCGCGCCATAAGTCGCTGTAATAGTCGTTACGATTCACTGAAAGTTAGCCGTCCAGTAGAGCAAGCCGTCGCGACCGCGATATACCGACGCTCCGATACGCGTGAGACTGCAATCAAGAATTATCGCACGGTGCGGAGTACTGCCGAGCCAACCTTCGACCGCCGCTTCCGGCGTCGCGTATCCTCCGCCCGCGATCTCGTACGACCGTCCGGTAAAATGTCCGGGCCTGCAGTAGCTCGCTTGTAGACTCGAATTATAGCGCGCCCACCCGAGAAGGCTTTTATCTGCCAGGCACGCGCGGAGCCGGAAGCGGACTCGCGCGGCGTTAAGCGCGGCGATAAGCCGCGATTCGAGCTCGGTAGCTCCGACCGCGTCGCAGGGGCCGACCGCTTCGCAGTCTTCGCACGATTCCGACGTCGCTTCGCACGCGTCGCACGGTCCGACCGACTCGACTTCGTACGTAGTCGGCTCTTGGCTCTTGGTCTCCGCGTCGGTCGGCTCCGGCACGTACTCGCACGCTTCGCCGGAGCAAGTAGAAGTAACGCTTCCGCAGGGACTCGCGATAGCGGAAGCGGGCGCGCACGGAGCGCACGTCGAAAAGCGCGCTCCGAAAAGGTTACGGAAGAAGCCGCCGAAGGGCGAGAAAGTCGCGTCGCACGAAGCGTACGAGTAAGTAGCGGTCCGAGCGCACGGAGCGCACGGAGACGCGGTCGGAGCCGTAACCGCTCCGATCGAGCAACGACCGCCAACGCACTGCGCGAAAGCGTCGGAGCTAAACGTTAGCGCGAGCGCGAAAAGCGCGATAGATAGCGTAGCTTTTAATTCGTGTTTCATCATAAAATAACCTCTCTTTCTAAATAGGTGTAATAACGACTTTTCGACGATTCGCCTTTATTTTGTCGACTAGCTCTAAGGCTCGTATCCGAAAAGTCGAGATCGGTATTTCGGCTTGTCGCGCCGCCTCCGAAAGCGTTATCGCGCCCGACTGCCAAAGAATTACTAGCGCGTTAAAGCGTTCGGGAAGCTTTCGACGCGGCCGCCCGAATTTTACTCCGCGCGCTTTCGCGGCCGCGATCCCTTCCGCTTGCCTTTGTAAAATATAGGTCCGCTCATTTTCCGCGACGAAAGATAAGACTTGTAGCACTAGGTCGGATATAAAAGTACCTAGTAAATTCTTCTCGCGTCGCGTATCGAGTAGAGGCATATCAAGTACGACTATATCGACTCCGCGCTCGTGCGTAAGCTCGCTCCATATGTGGATAATCTCTTTGTAGTTGCGCCCGAGCCGGTCGATAGACTTAATAAAAAGCGTGTCGTTTCTTTTAAGTTTGCTTTTGAGTACGACCCAGTTAACGCGGTTAAAGTTCTTCCCGCTTTCGTAGTCGACGTAGATACGCTTTTCTTCGAAACCCGCTGACTTCGCCGCGTCTAGCTGTCGGTCCGCTTTTTGATTCTTGGTCGATACGCGCGCGTAGAAGTATTCCACTCTAAGAGCTCCTAGTCTCTGTTCCTAATATTCTTTTTTAATTCGTCGAGGGCGAAGTGGATAGACGATATTTCGTCCTGTATAGTATCCGCTGCCGATTCTAAATCACATAAGGAGTTCTCGAAGCTTTCGAGCGCGTCGTAAACGGGATCTTTTTCGCCGAAGCTACGCTCGACGACAATAGCCTTAATCGTGTGGTCACACATTACATATACTGCGCGCGCTGCCGCTTTTTCCGGGTCGTCGTCGCCTAGGTACTCCTCCATTATTCCGACAAGTTGCAACGCCGCCGCCGCGTACTGCTCTAACGGCGCGTCGTCGCTGAACGTCTGAAACGTCGCGTCCAGTTTCGCGGCCTGTTCGACGTACGTTTCGGCTCCGTCGATCTTCTGTAATTCCTTAACCAGCGCGGCGGTAATACGTTTCCATTTCGGCAAGTTATCTGATAGTCCGCGCGACTTAAAAATTAGTTCGTGATGAAACGCCATTTATAAACCTTTCGTATCAGTAAGGGATAGCCGGTAACATCGCGTCGAGTCGCGCGTCCGAGATCGGCTTGTCGTCGGTCTGCTCGTAAGACGCCCACGTTCTGCGGTCTTCCGGTCTCTCTTGGTCGTCGGTCCGCTCCGCTTCGCGTTTCGGAACTTCGCGCATAAGCATCTCGAGCTCGGTATATCGCGCCGCCTGTTCGTTTATCGCCGCGTGTACGTCGCGCTCGCGCTCGTCGATATTCGCGATAATAGCGTCTGCGTCTTTTTCTAGGATAGCGCGCTTAGATTCCGTTACGGCGTCGAGCGCTCGGAAAGTAATTACGGCCGCTCCGAAAGTCGCTCCGAGCGCTAGGACTACGAGCGCCGGCGCTACGCCGAGCGCGCTTACGAGTAAGATTCTTTTGTTCATTTTTAAGCGTTCCTTTTTGAGTGAGGGGGATTATTACGAGCGCGTTAGGTTGACGCGCGCGGAGCTCGGGAAAGCCCCGCGCGCGCTACTCGCCAACCCGTAAAGGAGAAAGTCGCGCGGTTATCCGGTCCCGTGTATTAGACCGTCTCAGAGAGAGTTTAACGACGTACTCGCGCGTTATCGTCGAGTCCGCTTCTCTTAGTTCGACGGCGCGTTAGACTGGGAGGGACGCGTCGTCGCTTTCGGAGCGCGCTTCTTCGTTTTCTTCGAGTCAAGATAATTCCGCTCGAAGTCGCGGAAGAGTTCCAGCGCGGGCACTAGCGCGCGCTTCGCTTCCGCTGATAATTGGTCGTAGAGTTTCGCAAAGTCCATTAAAAGAGCTCCTAGTTCTCTTCTTCGTCGTCTTCGTCGTCTACCCAGTATGTCGGGTCCGCGATACTCGCGTTAGACGCGTCGAGCCATATAGAGACGACGTAGTCGAAAGAGCTATCGAGTACTACGCGCTTCGCGGTAAAGAAGTTTTCGCCGTCGTAAGATACGAGTACGATTCGATCCTCTTTCGGTAGACGTTCGGTAGTTTTAATCAAGGTAAACGGGCAAGCGATCATAGTTAGGACTCCTTCTTACTTTCCGGTAATATCGTCGAGCGCGTCGTCGATCAAGTCTCGAACGTCTTCGAGATATCCGATAGCGTTTACGACCGAATTACGCGCGGTCTCAAGGCGCGTCGTCGTAAAGAAGTTATCCGCGCTCCGCGCTTCCGACTTCTTCGACTGCGCTTTCGCGGTCGGCTTCGCTTTCGGCGCGGACGCTTTCGCGGTCTTCTTCGCGGTCGACTTAATCGTCGGATTAGCTTTCGCGAGCTCTTCCGCTACCGCGTCGTATTCCGACTTAACGCGCTTCTTCGCGGTCTTCTTCGTGCTTTCCTTCTTCGCCATAGTCTTTACTCCTTTTCTTTCTGTATCGGATACCGATATAGTATCCAAGTAAAAAATATAATAGTTATCAAGTAAAAATCAAGAGTAAAATATAGTAATACTAAAAAAAGAGCCTTGTATACGCTTTACTTTTACTAGAAAGTCCGTAAAATACGAAGCGAAAAAATTTTTAAATTTTTCTCTATGAGGGCGAAAAATGAATACTAGGTTAAAAGCGCTCCGAAAAGCTCTCGGACTTAAACAACGAGAAATAGCGGCACGTCTTGAAGTTACAGTAGGTACTATCGGACAATGGGAAGCGGGCGTTACTCCGTTACCGCGCGCGCGTATCTATCAGATATGCAAAGAGTACGGAGTCCGACGCGATTATCTCGAAAAGGGAGTCGGCGCTATGTTCGAGCGCGACGCACTCCCGAAAAGCGAAGACGAAAAGCTCCGCGAAAGCGCGCTCGCGCTATTTAACGCGCTTACTCCGAAAGGTAAAGCGGCAGTCTTGGACGCGCTCGCGGAGATAGTCGGCAAAGAATCGGGCTCCGCTGCCGGTAGTAAAAGTATCTCGATCTCGGACTCGACGGTCGACGGAGACGTTATCCAGTTATGAAAAGAAAAAGCGGAAGCGACGTCGCTTCCGCTTCCGCTCGTGCCCGCTGCTATAGCTGCTATAGTGTCTCTCCGTTAAGGTATCCTTCGACCGCGTCGACGATAATATCGGCTACTACGTCGACGACGAAAGCGGACTCCGCGTCTTTTCTTACGAGTAGTCCGGCGGGGTCGATCTCGGACAGGGTCCCGAAGTAGTGCGATATCCGCTTCGACTTCTTCGACGCGCTTACTTCGTATTTTAACGTCGTCGGATCGATAAAGAGATAGACGTTATTAAGGTCGATACCGAGCTCGTTATATTTTGCGCACGTGCAGATAATAGCGCGCGCGGACGCGTAAAAGCGGGTGATATCTTCTTCGCTCATTCTTCCGCGCTCCCTTCGAGTACTATTCGACGTATCGCCGCGAGCTTCGCTTCCGGGGACGTAAGCGGCGCCGCGTCGAGATCGGCTCCGCTCGCGTAGCTCCGTATCGCCGCTTCCAGAATCGCGCGCTTCGACGCGACGCGCTTTCGCGCGAGCTTCGTTAGTAGCGCGCTCGCTTCGTCGGAAAGCTGGCAGTAGAAGCCCGACTCGGGCGCGACGTTCTTTTTAGGGCGGCCGCGGCGGGGCTTCTCGGTCTCGGTCTTCTTCTTCTTTTCGGTCATTCTTCCGTACTCCTAGTCGACGCGATCATCGCGTCGGAAAGCTTCTCGATAGTCTTTCGTCCGGTCGACGCGTGCGTCTCGATATCGCTTAGAAGCGCGACGATCTCTCTTACCGTCTCGTCGCGCTCTTCGAGTGCGTCCCATCTGCTTTTAATAGCTACCGGTCGTAGATAGAGTAGTAGCTTCGTAAGCGACGCTAGGTCTTCTTGAAGTAGCGCTACTGAGTCGATAGCTACCGAGCGAGCGGTCTTCGCGTTAGATCGTGCTTCTTTGTAGTCGGGAGCGCTCATTCTTCCGTACTCTCCTTCTCTCCGTAGTCCGTACTCTCCTTCTCTCCGTAGACTTCGCGCAGACGCTCGCGTCGCGCTTCCGATCTTTCCGCGACGCGCTTAACCGCGTCGATAGCGTCGTAAACGCGCGTCTCGTACTCTTCTTCGTCGCGTATAACGAAGCTCCGCGCGGAAACGATATCGACTGCGCGTCGAAGCGCGCGGAGATAGTCGGCTTCGATCTCGACGTTACCGCTCTCGCTTAGTGGAGTCTCAGGAACGCGAAGCGCGAGTACGCGACGTAGGCTCTTTACGGAGTCGTCTTTCAGAATTTCGAGAAGCGCGACGACTTTACGGTCGACTTCGTCGAGAAAGCTTCTAATCTCCTTTTCGTCTTCGCCAAAGACGATACGTCGGAAGTCGCGCGACGCGATTAAGTCGCGCTCGATCTCCGCTTCTCGCTCTTCGAGCTCCGCGAGCGAGTTTACGTCGTATCCGTATTGTACGTACCCGCTACGCGGTAGCCCATAATAAAGTATTAGCTCTGAGACGTCCGCGATAGAGAGTACGAAGTCGCTATCGGCGCTCGACGTTAGATTCCGTATCCGCGTCGCTCGGTCGTCTTGGTCCGTCGAACTAAATAACGAAGCGAGGGTAGCCCACGGTACGCGCGCGTAGCTTCGCGTCTTGGTGAGACGTGCAAGCGCGTTAGACGCTAAACTTACGATACGTTCGGCGCTCGCGGTCTGACGTTTACGCTTTTCGCGCTCCGCGTCGGTCTCGGGACGCGAAGTTCCGTCGAGCGCGAGTCGGTCGCGGATTGTCGCTACTCGGTCTTTACGCACTTGGTCGCCCACTACGGAAGCGAAGTCGAGCATATCGTCGTCGAAGTCCGGAAAGACTAGCGCGTC